TGATAAAAATCAAGCGTCAACCGGATGTGTGGTCCAGAAGACGCTTTAACACAAAACATAAATGACTATGAAAAGTGCTGAGAAAAATAAGCCAGAACAAATACTGGATGTCAAGAATATATCCGATTATTTGGATTACGATCCAGAAACCGGGATTTTTATTTGGAAGATCAAAACAAAAACAAGTAGTGCTGGAGATGTTGCTGGACACGCAAATTGGCGCGGATACGTTTCAATTTGGATCAATGGGAAGCCGCATTACGCTCACCGATTAGCTTGGGCGTTTTGTAATGGCTCATGGCCTATTGGCGATATTGACCATATAAACGAAGACAAGTCTGACAATAAGATATGTAACTTGAGATTGGCTAGCCGATCTGAAAACATGTTCAATCGTGGTCGGAATAAGAACAATACTTCTGGGATGAAAGGAGTGGTTTTCTGCAAAACAACGCAAAAATGGAGAGGGCAAATCATGGTTGATCGGAAAAGCGTCAATCTAGGAAGGTTCAAAACCAAGGAAGAAGCGGCAAATGCGTATATGCGTAAGGCTCAAGAAATTAGGGGGGATTTCGCCAAATGCTAAAATGGACGGAACACCCAATCCTTGCTATTCCCACGGATGAGGAAATAGCTTATATGGATGCTAGTGAGTTGATGGATTACCATCGAATTCGTGAAGAAGCCATTCGCAATGCGGCGAGAGATCCGTTCAGGTATGGGTGGAAGTTTGAAAATTGGAAGAAACTTGAGCAATGCCTTGAGACGAGAAACGAAGCTCTTATTAGCGGCGGAAATCGAAGTTCCAAGACTCAAGTAGGAGCATACTTTGTAGTCAAGGCTGCTATTGAAAATCCAAACTCAGACATTTTTTGTTTCGCCCAGAATGCAGAGGTTTCAATTCGGCAACAACAAGCGGCTGTTTATGACTGGATGCCTGCGGAATTCAAGAGCAAGCAAACCAGTCAAAACACATATCTTTCTTATTCAAGAAAGAACGGATGGACTGATAATTCTTTGATTTTACCAAACGGATCACGAATTTCGTTCAAGACATATGCTGCCTTCGCAAACAACCAGACTATTCTAGAAGGAGCGGAGCTTGGATCTAAAGAAGCAACATGGCTGAACATTGGGACTTGGTGCGACGAAATGCTTGGTGGCCCTGAACTGGTTGATACGTTAAGATTCCGGTTGGCGACTAGAAACAGCAAAATGATGCTTACGTTTACTCCAATTTTTGGATATACTGAGCTAATAAAGCAATATCTTGATGGTGCTAAGGTTCTTGAAAGTCGGGAGGCGGAACTGCTAAACAACGAAATTGTTCCCACGATCCTAGAATGCAAAAACATCAAGGGGACTATTCATTACTTCCACTCTCAAGATAATCCGTTTGGCGGTTATGATCGGATAAAACAAACCTTACTTGGAAAAACAAGAGAGGAAATCTTAATCAGAGCTTATGGAATCCCAACAAAAGCGGCGGCGACTAAGTTCCCCAAGTTTAATAAAGTTATCAACGTTGTCTCACCAGACAAGATACCAACCAAGAACATCACGCGCTATCACGTTATTGACCCTGCTGGGGCGAAGAACTGGTTCATGTGCTGGATCGCAATTGACGAGACGGGAACCTTCTGGGTTTACCGCGAATGGCCGGGAGTTGACGTTGGTGACTGGGCGGAATGGAAGAGCGGGAAATGGATGCCGGGGCCGGGATCTAAAGGTCAAGGATTTGGTATCCGTGACTATATCGAGGCTATTCAGGAGATGGAGGGCGACGAGGAGATATTTGAACGCCTTATCGACCCTCGCCTTGGGGCGGCAAAGTATCAGGTGCAGGATGGTTCATCCTCGATCATTGAGGACTTAAGCGAATCAGGCATGGTTTGTATCCCTGCGCCGGGGCTGGATATCGACGATGGACTACAGGCGTTAATTGGCAAGATGTCATGGGATACAAGTAAGCCGCTAGACTCCGTCAACCGACCCAAATTCTATGTCAGCTCTGACTGCGAGAACATAATCCAAGCACTCAGCGAATACACTGGCGAAGGCGGGCTTAAGGAAGCGTGGAAAGATCCAATTGACGTTTGCCGTTACGCCGCCATTGCCAATCTCGATCACGTTGACAATAGCCAATCATTTGTTACAACTCACGGGTCTGGAGGATACTAGTATGAAAAAACAAGCAACTAAAGCAGCGAAGCGGGGACGACCTGCAAAGAAAACGATAATTATTGACGAGTCACCATGCAGTCTTGATAGCCTTATCGAGCAGCAAATTGATGATGACTTCATTGTTATGCGTGTCTGCAACAACCCAAGCTGGGTCATTGTCCGCATGGACGGACTGGCAGTTCCGGTAAAATGCCCATCTCGCCTATCAAACAAACTTGTTGGCAAACGCATCAAAGTATGCCTAGTATCTGCTGACCCCGAGGATTATTACGAATACGCATCATGACTGAATCACTAGAACTAGAGGACGAATCCCTTATTTACGCTGACAAAGAGCCAGACGTTAATGCGTTGACTGATGCGTATGATACTTGCCTGATTGATCTCGAATACTATTTCGAGTCTTGCTTGAGGTCTTACAACGACCGTCGCAACATTTGGGATGGCAAGTCTGACGATCTTCGTAAGAACGGAGCAAATGCGTTTCCGTGGCAAGGTGCTTCTGACCAAGAGGTTAACGTGGTTGGCGAGCGGATTGACATGTATGTGTCTTTGTTTGACCAAGCACTTCAGCGCAGTCACATCAAGGCGTTCCCAACGTCTATGGCTTCAATGCCGCGAGCTTCTGTTGTGTCGTCGTTCCTTAAATGGATGCGCTCAACTTATATTCCCGACTTCAAGAACCAAATGGAGTTGGGAGCAAACTATTTGCTAGAGAAGGGGATTATGGTATCCTATGTTGGATGGAAGCGAGAAAAAAGAACATATCTGCAACAAGTCACCATCGACCAAATTGCCCAACAATCCCCTGATCTAGCGAACCTTATTATTGATGGGAACGATGACGAGATGCTTCTTGGCTTGATCCAGCAAGCGTTTCCAGACCTATCGAGCAAACGCGCTAAGAAGGCGATCCGTGACATGCGGAAGACTGGGATGGCTGAAATCCCGCTTCCTCGCCAAACCGTCGATTGCCCAATTGTTTATTCGTGCGCCCCGGATGGAGAAGTCATCTTCCCACCGTATGTATCAGACCCTCAACGCGCTCCATATATCTTCTGGCGCACGTTTTTGACGGCTCAGGAGCTTGAGAAGAAAGTTACCAATGAAGGCTGGGATCGCAAATGGGTCGATCACGCCATCTCCAACCTGCGCGGCAAAGATTCCATGTATCTCGATGGCGAAAGCGTGAAAACCGTGACTCGTTTGCCAATCACTGACGACAATGACCTTGTTATGGTTGTCTATGGCTACCAACGCCTGATCGACGAGGAAGACGGCAGCGAGGGCATCTATTGCACCGTATTCCATCCCACTACGGACGGCTACGCAAAGCATGAGCTTCTCAATGGATACGATGACTACCCGTTCGTTGTGACGCGACTGGCTAATGACCAGAAGCGCATGTATGAGGTCCAGACGTTCTCCGATATTCTCCGTGGTCCGCAAATGCAGATCAAGACGGAACGTGACAGCCGGATCGACCGAGCCTCATTGGCCACCTTGCCGCCGCTAATGCATCCTGCTGGTCGGCCTCCATCCGATTGGGGTCCGGGGCGTCGTGTCCCATACCGTCGTCTTGGCGAGATCGCGTGGGGACCAGTCCCTCAAATGGATCAGGGTTCCATCGAATCCGAGATGTCCATGCGAGCGCAAGCAGACCGTGCTGTTGGACTTGATCTTGCAAACCCTCTCACGGCTGCTCGTCAACAGTTCTACATTGGCAAGTTCCTCGATCATGTCCGCGATGTCTTGACTATGGCGTGGAAGCTGTATCAACGCATGGGACCAGACGAGGTGTTCTTCCAAGTAACTGGCAATCCAAATCCGCAGACGATGACTAAGGGTAGTCCTGACGAGAACTTCAGTATTACGGTGTCGTTTGACTCGCTAACGACCGATCCTGAGACTGCCGAGACGCAACTCAAGAACATGGTTTCGCTTGTTCAGCTTGATCGCAATGGCGTTCTGGATGTCAACAAGCTCCTTGAATTTACGGCGTCGAGCATCAACCCGATCTTTGCGGACTATGTGCTGCAACCAGTCGAGGAAGCGCAGCAAAAGGTCGCCAAGAACGTCACTGACGACCTTGCGAAGATCTTCGCTGGTATCGAGGTTCCTGCCCAGCCAAACGGCGCACAGATCGCCATGCAGATGGTTCAAGCCTACGTCCAGCAGCCTGACATCATGCAACGCGCTCAATCCGACGAAGCCTTTGGAGCGCGTCTTCAGAAGTACGCCAGTCAGTACCAATTCCAGATGCAACAAATGCAAAACGCCGAGATTGGCCGTATTGGAACTACAAATGCCCAAATGGGAGGCGTGACAACCCAAGGAATGCAACAATAACTAAAATAATTATTGCAATTCCAGGGCTACTCGCTAAAATCCACCCACATGGACACCACAAAACCAAAAACGGAATTCAACTTGAAAATCTACCAATGCCCCGATAAATCTTGGAGAATTCTTTCTGAAGACTACATTGACGAATGGGGAGATTACAAACTTCGTAATTTAACCCCTGCCGATATACCTCGTGAAATTAAACGGCTGATTACTAATATCCGTCCCAAAAACAAAAACAATGGAGAAGCGATTCAAGAAGGTCGTCACCAACCCTGAAACGGGGCGCAAGAAAACTGTTAAGTATGGGCAGAAAGGTGCGACTATCTCTCCCGGCTCGGCCCGTGGCGATTCCTATTGCGCTCGCAGTGTTAAGATCAAGGGCGACTGGAAGTCTGATCCTAACTCGCCAAACAACCTGTCGAGGCGCAAATGGAAGTGTAGCGGAAGCAGATCAATGAAATAACCTTATGAAAAGCAAAACAAATGGCTGCGGCCACAAGGAAGAAAAAGAATACGGCAAAGGCAAAAAAGGCAAAAAATACGTCGAGATTGAAATCAAGATGGGACGGATTCCGAAGAAGAAAGCTAAACGCAAGTAGTCTATGAAAAAGCCTAAAACAAAAGCAGCCAAGCAAGCTAAGATTGCAAAGGTTATGGGTGAATACAAGGCTGGAACGCTACACGCTGGCGTTAATCCTAAAGGCCCAAAGAAAGCCCCCCTAGCTAAGAACCGCGCTCAAGCAACGGCAATTGCAATGAGCCAAGCAGGAATGTCCAAACGCAAGTAATATATATGACCCCACTACCAAAACCAACTATCCAGCAAGCCGTAGAATCGCTTTATGATCGAGACGAGTTCAAGGCAATTGTTCAATTTATTCGTGACGAGCGTGAGCGGTTCTTTACCGATCTCCGTCAATGCGTTGAGACTAATGAAGTTATGAAGATCGTCGGAAGCGTTTCTACGCTAGACGAACTACTATCATTGCTTACAGTTGAAAACAGTTGACATATATTTCAACTTGGGGCTTTAATCCCTGTGCGCTGGTGAATGTCTGACCACTGTAGTTAGCGTGTGTTTTGTGGGTTTGTGTCATACTAGAGGTCGTAGGGTTTTCGTTTTCCCTACGGCCTCTTTTTTGTGTTGATTTCCATACCTTACTAAATTGCTTGACATACTAATGATTATGGTGTTGATTCTTTTTGAACACGCACCGCCGAGCGTAAATGGCGTTCTAAACAAACATTATGAGTAATCCAGAAGCTACCGCCGAAGCTATTGAATCGGTGTCTAATTTGTCATTCGAGGAGCTTGTAGCTCAACGTGTGGCCCGCCAAACCTCTCCAGAGGAAGAGCCTGAAGAAGAGTCCGAAATTGACCTGCTGTCTCTTACGACTGAGCAGATTCAATCTTTAGCCAAAAAAGGTAAAAGCCGATTGCTGCAACGCATTGGTGAGCTAACCGCTCAGAAAAAAGCCTTGGAGGAGAAGATTCAATCGCAACCTCAGTCGCAAGCCAAAGTTGTTCCTCAAGACGAAAATCCTTTCCGCGAAGTTGCTTCATTTGAAGCCCTCAAAGGAAAGTATGACGAGCTTGAACGGACGCTTGAAACGACTGATGAAATCCTAGAGGAACATGAAGATTATGGTCCTGACGATATCATCGTAGTTGGCGACAAAGAGTTCAGCAAAAAGCAAATTCGGAAAGCAAACCGAAATGCCCGCGAAGCACTGACTAAATACATTCCCGCCCAGCAACAGCATCTTATTAAGATCGCCCAGTATGAGGAAATGTCCAAGCAGTATTCAGAGGCAGCTAAGAGCGAAGTCCCCGAGATCCAAGACGAAGAGTCCGAGATCGGGAAGAGCTACAAGGCACTGGTGTCGGACCCGTTGATCGACCGCATTAAAGCGCAAGTTCCAGAAATCGGATT